GATGAATGATGTTCAAGAGGCTGTAATAAAATCTGGATATTATTGTAATATAATGAAAAGATTTAGTGGCGGTCAGGAAAGTAAGTTAAAAGATGGCAGAATAATAAAATCCAAAGTCGATGGTTATTATTCTAATATCGCGGTTCCCAGAAGAATGAAAGTCTTGAAATCTAAAATGGATGTTGTTGATTATGATGGAATGGTTTATTGCGTTACTGTTCCCGCTGGAACAATCTACACCAGGAGAAATGGCAAGTGTGTTTGGACTGGAAATTCTGGCGTGGCAGATGCTGTATACTCTTCTGTTGAAGGTGCGTTATCAACTGGTGGCGGGTCACGATTAGTTGCGATGGGAAACCCTAACTTACCCGCTGGATGGTTTTATAATGCGTTCATGAAGTTCAGTGATAAGTGGAATACACACAAGATATCATACAAAGATTCACCACGGGTTAGTGATGAATGGGCGCAAGATATGATTGACATGTATGGTATTGATCATCCATGGGTCCGTGTTCGTGTGCTTGCTGAGTTTCCGAATTCGATATCAGATGGATTATTGTCACTGGATAAGATCGTCGAATCTCGTGATCGTAACTTTGAAAATGCGAGGGATTATGTGACGTTAGGTGCTGACGTTTCAACTGCTTCCGGTGCGAATAAAACGATATTTGCATTAGCACGCAGAGGACATGTATATGCAATTGAAGAAATATCTGGTATGGAGCTTGCTGACTTAGCGTTAGAGATATATTCTGTAAGCATCGACATAGGCGCAAAGTATGTCGTGGTTGATTCAGATGGCATTGGCATTGGAGTCGTAGAACCATTGGCTAAACTACTTCGGTCACACCCCGGTGAACGCAAGCCCATTTTAATTAAATGGCATGGTTCGGCTAGCGCAAATGATAAGTCAAGATATCTCAATGCAAGAGCTGAGTTATGCTGGAAGATAAAAATGGATGTTGAGAAATCTGCCGGTATAATAAGGTTGCCAAGTAATGAGAATTTCGAGCGTCAGGGTTGTGCTATCAGATATTATGTTGACGAAAGAACTGAGCGGATTAAGATAGCATCGAAGAAAGAGATCATTAAAATTATCAGAGAGTCACCTGATGAGTTTGATGCAACGACATACGCATTGGTTCCATTTGTGTATGAAGGTGAGTTTATCCCATCGACTGACGACGGGTTAATGACTGCTGATGAATTTATTTTATAATAGCAAGGATGTTTAATATGGGAATGTTTGGTATCATAAACAAGGTCATCGCAAAGTCTGCTGGTGGTGCAAGTGTCATTTATTCACAGCTTGGGTGGTCTGACGATTCCGGTCCAGTGGGATCTAAGAAAGATGCGCTGGTAAAATCGTATTCAAAGATGCCATGGTTAGCGTCGGTTGCTGGGAAGATCGCCGACAATGTTGCTGCTGTTCCATGGTATTTTGTCGTAGCAGGTAAAAATGGTAAGCCTGTAAAGTCGAAGCAATTGAAGCAAATGAATGTTGAGCAATTGCATAACCTGACAAAGAAGTCAGTATTTGATATAACTGAAGTTTATGATCATCCGTTACTTGACATCCTTTCGGAACCCAACGAGTGGATGACTGGTTTTGATCTGTTTAAGTTGACTTCAATTCATCTTGATTTAGCTGGCTGTGCTTACTGGTATGTTTCTGGTGACGTGCCGAATATTAAACTCTATCCAATTCCACCGGCATGGATTTTGTCATTACCGAATAAGGTTGGTGATCCGTATAAATTGAGGATGGATAAAAAGACGACTATCGGATCAGATGCAGACGGGATGCCGAAGGAAATACCGTACGAAAGGGTTATTCCATTTCGGTCGCCAAAGCCTTCGAGTCCATATCGTGGAACGGTTGGCATTGCTGAGTCTGTTAGTGATGAATTGGCGACGGACGAATATGCTGCTAAGTATATTAAAGCATTCTTTCTCAATGGTGCGAGACCAGATATTGTTGTCAGTGGTACTGGATTATCTATTACTGAGACAGAACGCGCAGAAGCAAGGTGGACATCTAAACTGCGTGGTTATCTGAAATCACACGCGCCGTATTTTTTGAGTAAGTCAGTAACGGTCACTGAGCTTGGCAAATCATTTAAGGACATGGATATTGTCAATCTGCGTAAATGGCAACGTGACATTGTTATGCAGGTGTTCGGTATCCCGCCGGAGATTCTCGGTGTATTGGAATCATCGAATCGTGCGACAATTTCTGCTGCATCGTATTTGTTTACCAAGCAAGTTGTGATGCCACGTCTTGATAAAATTCGTAAGGTACTACAATACAGATTAGTTCCGATGTTCAATGATACGATTATCCTTGCGTATGCGTCGCCCGTTGAAGAGGATAAAGAGTTCAGATTAAAGGTCATGGAAGTTGCGCCGTGGTGTTGGACGATTGATCAATGGAGAGAGATTGTTGGTGATCCACCGTTGAGAAATAATCAAGGTGAACATGTCATGATCCCGGCACAATATGTTCCAACTCATGTGGACAATATCGAAGACTTTATTTCGCCATATACGGCTGACGGATTAGTGACTACTGATAATAGCGGAGGTTCAAAATGAAAGGTATGAGTATCAAGGAATTGCGCGACAAACTTACTGATGAATCCGTCGAGGATGTTACAGTTAAGGGGACCGCGATAACAGAAACATTGATTGCGAAGGTTGATGCAACTGACGTGCCGGAGAATCTTGACGATGGTGGTACAGTTGATTTTGTCATTTCGGATGATACCGTTGATTCGTATGGCGACATTGTTCGCGTTGGTGGTGTGGATCTTAGCCGGTATGTTAAGAATCCGGTAGTGCTGTGGGTTCACAATGGTCATGCGCCACCGATTGCAAAAGCGGTATCAATTGGTGTCGAGGGGAAAGAGTTGGTTTCAACTGCCGAGTTTCCTGGACGTAATATTTATGATTTCGCAAATACGGTTTACAAATTGTTGGTAAATAAATTTCTCAATGCCGTGAGCATCGGATTCAACATTCTTGAGTATGAACCGATTGACCCTAAACAGCCGTATGGTGGATGGGATATTCTGAAATTCAAATTGAGTGAATACAGTGTTGTTCCATTGCCCGCGAATGAGAATGCACTTGCGAAAGCGTCTGATGTTATTGGCATGAGAGAGACAGTTGACTTTGCGACGAAACTTTTGGATGGTGGAAATGTTTCTCTAACCGAAGCATACATGTCACTTATTGGACATCGCAAGACTGTCGATTTTGGTGCTATTGATAGAATCAGCAAATGCGGCTCTATCTTTTGTTCACGTTCTTCTGTTACAGTTGACAATGATAACAATAAAATACATAATGGAGAAGGGAGTAAACCAGATGACGGGATAATCGAATCCGGAGATAATGAGGACAAGAAAATGTTTATTGATACCAGAGACCACGACGAAGAGATTGAAGTCAGAAAAACCATTGGCGTTGACATTACTGAGCATGAAGATCCGCTTGTTGTTGTTGCTAAGGGTGTGACGATCAGTGACCCACGCGACGATATTGTTATTGATATCGTTGACTACAGTGCGTCTAAAGCTCATGGTGTATTAAACGAAGATCAACTGAAAGAAGCTGTTTTTACCATTAAGTTTTGACGATTAACGCAATACATTGGAGGTATGCAAAATGGAACTGACCATGGATCAACTCAAAGAAGTAGTCGCCGGTATCATGAAAGAGGTAAACCCTCATGGTATGGCACCTGACGTTCCGGGCGAAATCAAGCCGGGGACTGCTGATCCGATTGTTGACGCAATCACTAAGAGTGATGTATCTCGGGACATTACCGGAATGTCTGCGAAAGAGCGTCGCCTTGCTATTGGACGTACCGTTCGTGCATTGGCCGCGACCAAGGGAAATGCGTTCGCTGCTGATAAGTATGCAGAGAAGGTATGGAATGAATCACCCGATTCCCACGTACGGAAAATCCTCGTCATCGGAACAGACGCTTCCGGTGGATTCCTGATCCCCGAGATTCTGTCTGACGACTTTATCGAGCTTTACCGTCCCGTTGCTGTTGTGCGTAATCAGAACCCTGTTGAGATTCCGATGCCCGAAGGTAACATGAGCATGAATGGACTCGCGTCCGGTGCAAGTGCAGACTACATCGGTGAGACGGAAAACCTGCCTGTTGGTGAGCAGACCTTCAGACGTATGTCGTTCTCTGCGAAGAAACTCGCGGTATTGACTCCGATCTCGAATGACCTGCTTTCCACTCCGTCGGGAAAGGTTGACCGTTTGGTCGCCGATGACATTTCGTATGCAACTGCCAACCGTGAGGATATCGCATTTCTTCGTGGTGATGGTTCTGGTAACTCTCCAATCGGATTCAAGACGCTGTGTCTCCCCGCGAACCTGATTCCGTCTGCATGGATGGCTGGTACTTCTCTCGGTGATATCCGTCGTGATATTTATAAGCTGAAGAGAGCGTTGCGGTATGCTGAAGTTCCCTTCCGTTTGCCGGTGCTGTTCATGAGTCCCAGGTCTGAGTTTGCTGCTGAGCTGGCAATGGATAGCTACGGAAACACTCCGCTTGGAACTGAAATGCAGACCAAGGGTACTCTGATGGGCTTCCCCTTCGTCTCGACGACCAAGATCCCCGACAACCTCGGCACCGGAAGTGATGAGTCCGAAATCTACCTCGTAGATATGGCCGACGTTGTTGTCGCTGACATGTCTCGTCCGCAGATCGCCGCATCCATGGAAGCGTCGTATTTCGATGGAACTCAGATGCGCTCTGCATTCCATGCTGACCTGACTCTCATGCGTATCATTGCTCGTCACGATTTCAATATGCGTCACCTCGAATCCCTCGCGATTCTCACTGGCGTCAAGTGGGATGTGTGATAGCCATGATCATCGTAAAATTCACGAGACGTTACGGGGTGTATCACACTGGTGAAATCGCCGGATTCAATAAAGCGGCATTCGCAAAGGTTCCGAATGAATCTTGTGAAATTATCGGTCGCAACGGTGACGATGAAATCAAGCCTGATGAAGTCGAAACTGATGATACCGAAGCTGATGAAGTTGAAACCGATGAGGTCAAAACTGATGATACCAAAAAGAAAAAAGTGAGAGTAAATGTAAAGACCAAAAAGGGGGCATGATATGAAACATGCTTTGAGTGGTCCTGCTGACTTTGTTTTGGATATGAGTACCGCTCATGTCTTTACTGTCAGCGGATTGCCGACTGAAATTTCACACGCTTTTCAATGTCCGGTTGATGCACGAGCAGAAGTTGTATTTCTTCTTTCATTCTCAACATCGGGTGCAAATGCAAAGTTAAATATCAGTGACATTGTTGTCAAGGGTGCACATTCTGACCCAGGTGCTGGGTGGGATACTGTAGTTGCACTTGAGATGCTTAATCCGAAGCAACATTATTTTTATATCATTCCAGCGACGGCTCATCTTTCTGCAATCGCGGTAAAGATTCGTCCGACGTTTGAATGGAACCAAGTAACTTTGTCGCTCATGAATAAGGATGGACTTATTACCGGAATTAGCGGAACTGTCTATATGCACAATTACGACAACAATTCACTTGAAAAAGAATGTGCTGACAGTGACGATATTTTAGTTCCTCGGTTCTGGCGTCCGTCATGTGAGTTCGCCATTAACAGTCAGAAGATGGATTGATGGAGGTATCATATGAAACATCAAATTGATCCTTCGCCGAATCATATATTTACACCTATTGTCCAAACCGTTAGTGAAATAGATGACGCAACTCTTAATTTAGGATTGCAGTTTTCTATCAACTCGGAATTGTATGGTAACCAAAAGTCTATTTTCGTTTTTTTGCGTGGTGGTAAAACCACTGGTAATATTTCTATTTTGAGCGCACTTATCAAATACAGTGACGTATGGCTTGCTATTGGTGATGCTGGATGGGATAGTCTTGTAGAAAATAGATATGATGTTTCAATGTTCGATGATTATCCGATGGCCATTTATTCTGGATCATTGAATGTACTAGAATTCCCGATTGATAAGTCAGAAAAATATGGAAAGATTGAACTTAATTTCTCTGTCGCATCTGGTGTTAGTGCGGCTGTTATTGCTGCTGGTTTTGTTAATGACACAAATGAGCAACCAGAACATCGTGCTAAGCTTGAGTCGTATTCATATGATCGTCAGCCTTTGCACATTCTTTTTAAACGAGAGTCACCGAAGTCGCAAAGTGAAATGTCATGAAACATGCACTAACTGTTCTTGATGATTTGTTTGTTGAAATGAGTGCAAAGCCTGTCGTAACTGGCGGTGGACCGTATTTCAGTAAATTTCAATTTAACTTTGATCAAAGTAATATTGGAAAGTCTAACATCATTTCTGGTGGACATGCTGGAATATTTATGTTTGATAATTCCAATATTACTTTAACAAGAATTGAAGTGCAAGAAAATATTGGCGCAAAGCGAATGATATCTAAGGATGTCAATAAACATTTTGTTTGTGATAATAACATGATTAGCATCATGATTCCCATCCCGAATGAAATAATCAAGACAAATGGTTTTTCTGTTTATTTTGAAACTGATTCTCTTTTGGCTGTATCAGGTTTGCTTATTGGCCAACAACCGATAAACACTGATTATATTCCGGCTGGTGTTCACAGATTTAATCCATGGAGATAAACGATGATTGAAGTATTAGAACCAGCATCGACTCTTGATCTCGTGACACCAGACATGGTAACTCGTGGATGGGACGAGATTGATGACTTATCTTCGGATGAGGTCGAG